ACAGATATCGAGATACTTTCTGGATATGGTTTCAGCAATCAAAGCCCCCGCAGCAACCCGCCAGTCAGAGATAGGGTCGCTTCCGTACAGGCTTTATTATGTAACGGCAAAGGGGAAAGCCGTTTACAAATCCATGCCAGTTGCAGAAAGCTAATTGAATCAATGGAACTCCAGTCATACACAGAAAAAGGAGAACCAGATAAAGAGTCAGGCTATGACCACATGGCTGATGCTCTTGGGTATTTAATATGGCGTGAGTTCAATCCATTATTTGCAAGGTCGGGCAAACCTACAGGGATTAGAATATATTAAGATCATGGTATTATTGAGGCAAAACTGTGTATAGCTCACTAAATATTTACAACCAGCCCATAACAGTAGCTCCTACAACAGTTGTCAGTCCAAATGCGGCCTATCAACGCATGGCTCAGTTTTGGGATTTGATAGCAGATTTAAAGGAAGGCACATACAAGATCAGGAGTGAGCATAGGAAATATTTGCCACAGCTGGAGAGGGAGGTAGACGATAGTTATGATCGTAGACTCGCAAGGAGTATAGTGGTTCCCTATCTCCAGAGAATCGAGAAAATGCTATCAGGTATGCTGGTCAGAAAGCCAGTGAGACTTGATGATGTATCTGATCTGGTTAGAGAACAGCTGTTTGATGTTGACCTTGAAGGCAATGATCTAAATATTTGGCTATATCAGACAGCAAGGCAAGCAATTAGCTTCGGGCATATAGGGGTGCTTGTTGATGCACCAAAGGAAGGAGAGAGAGCAAGGCCATACTGGGTGACATATAAGCCATCAGATATTTTAGGATGGAGGACTGAAATCATAGATGGTGCAAGAGAACTCACACAGGTGCGTTTATTAGAAAAGGTTGTTGAACCAGATGGCCCTTACGGTGAAAAGAACATCACACAGGTCAGAGTATTAGAACGTGGCAGATATGAGATCCACAGAAAAGATGAAAAAAAGGGTGAATATAAATTGTTTGAAGAGGGTGAGATGAGCCTTAAAGACAAAATTCCCTTTGCTGTTGCTTATTCCAATAGGGTCGGATTCTATGAAAGCCGCAGTCCTTTGTATGATATTGCAGAATTAAATCTCAAGCATTATCAGATACAGTCTGACTTGGACAACATATTGCACATCAGTTCTGTACCATTGCTTGCAATTTTTGGCTATCCAAACGCAGATGAGATAACAACAGGGCCAAGTGAGGCACTATCACTGCCACCTGAGTCACGCATGGAATATATCAGCCCATCAGGAGATAGCTATGACAGTCAGTTTAAAAGGCTTGATGATATTAAAGAACAGATCAATACATTATCGTTGGCGGCAGTTCTTGGGCAGAAGTTAGTGGGAGAAACAGCAGAGGCCAAGAGAATAGATAGATCGCAGAATGACAGCACAATGATGGTTGTTGCCCAGCAGATGCAAGACTTGATTGATAACTGTTTGAAGTTTCATAGCGAATATCTTAATGAACCTAATGCTGGCAGTGCTTTTGTAAACAGAGATTTTGTAAGTTCAAGACTAGAACCACAGGAGATAACATCATTGCTTACATTATTTACTGCTGGAACTATCACACAAGAAACATTGTTAAATCAACTTTCTGCTGGTGAGGTTCTTGGTGATGACTTTGATGTAGAGGAAGAGATCGAGGGTACACAGCAGGGAGGTCTTACAGAAGTAGAGCCACCAGAAGAACCTGACCCAGAGCCAGAGGAGGAGGAAGAGGGAGAAGAATGATAGATGAGTATTCCAGAGGTATTTTTTCGGGAGACTATTGATATAAATAGATACAGCAATGCCGTATCAGCAGACTTTGTAAGAACTTATAATGACATAATTTTACTTGCAGCAAGAAAGCTCAATGCAATAAATATCAGACAGGCAAAGGCTGGAGAAGGGGTAGTTATAGCACCGCAGACTAAGAAAAGATTGAGGGCAATCATAGCTCAGTCAAAAAGCAGTCTGGATAAATGGTCTAAGACTACAACAAAGAAGATGATAAAAGAGATTGAAGGTTTAGCAAAAGTACAGGCTGGATTTATTGAAAGCGAACTGAAAAAAGCTGTTAAATCAGGAAATATCCCCATCAATTCAGTAGCTATTAGTTCTAAATATGCAGAATCATTTGTCACAACAGATCCCACAAAGGTAAACATATTCACAAGCAAACAATTCACAGAAGATGATTTTAAGAAGTTTGGCTCTGGTAAGTTTGAACTTACTGCCAGACAAGGTGCAATGCAGACTTTACCTAATGGCGAAACAGTAGAGAAAGCATTTAGAGGTATAGCAACAAGACAACAGGAAGGTTTGGCTAGGACTATCAGACAGGGTGTATTTAGTGGAGAGTCAACACAGCAGATAGCAAGTCGAATGATAGGGAGGCTGGAGTTTGGACAGAGGGGAAGCGTTAGACAGATAGCACAAGCTGGAGGGGAACTTACAAAACTGGCAAATCATCAAATACAAACTATTGTCAGAACATCTGTAAACCAAGTACAAAACCAAGCATCACAGGCTGTCTATGCAGCAAACAGTAAGGTCGCACCTAAGTATGAATATGTTGCAACGCTTGATTCAAGAACAAGTCCAATATGCAAAAGACTTGATGGTAGAAAGTTTGAATATAACAAAGGCCCAACACCGCCACAGCATTTCAACTGCCGATCTACTACTGTTCCTGTTGTTGATTATGCAGGGCTAAAAAAACAAAAAGGATTTGAGGATCTAACACCGCCACCCAAAGGCAAAGTTGTAACCCGACCTACAGGAGAGGGTGGTGGTAGAGTACCACAGGACACTCAGTATGGTGACTGGCTTTTGAGCCAAGATAAGAAACTAAAGGTCAAGACTTTGGGTAATGAACAGAAGGTGAGATATTTTGAACGCTTGGCAAAGAAGGAAGGGTCAGGGCAGAAGGCTATCAGGAAAATGGTCAGAGAAGATGGAAGCGAAAGAAGTCTGAAGGACTTGGAAAGATTGTATGGTAAGCCTAGTGCAATCAAACCAAAAGCTAAACCAACACCCAAACCTAAACCAGTTGATGAGATAAGAAGTTCTAAAGTTATTTCAACTGAAACTATGGACGCATATCTTAAAGACAACAATATAGCTAAATCTGCACAAGAGTTTGTTGACGATAGTATTGATAATCTCGAGGCTCTAGGCGGTAGAGCTGGTGCAAATGTTAAAAAAATGAAAGATTATTTGAAAAAAAGCGGAACAATCAATCAAATCAATATTCTTGGAGACAGGTGGAACTATCAAAAAGCTTATGAAAAAATAGTTGTTCAGAATAGAAAATTCTTTGACAAAGCAAACGAAACAACTAAAAAAACTTATGAAATGTTTGCTGATAAAACAAGTTATATGAGAAAAGGCAGATTCCTCACAAAAGGCACAGTAAGCAATTTTGAACAAGCCAATAGAATAAGCGGCAGCTTTAGAGAAGATTTCCAGTTTGTTTTTACACCAGCAGGGCGAGGTAATTTAGGTTACACCTCTCAATATTGCTCAGTTGTAAATACATCTGTCTCTACAAGTAAACAAGCAGCAAAAGTAACAAAAACAGCAGCAAAAGGTATGAGAAAAACAGCACAAGAAGTGCTTGAAAACAGCTATAACAGAAATTTACAACAACGTGGATTACCCTTCAAGGAAGGCACAGAGAGGATAGCTTGGACAACTGGAAATAAAACTGACAACAGATATGACTGGTTAGATACTATGATCCATGAAATAGGACATCAAATCCATTTCAAAGGTAATGGAGCAGCCCCATTAGGCAGCCAATATAAGAAATTAGGTGGAATTAATTTTGTTACTGAATATTCAATGAAAGATCCACAAGAATTGTTTGCAGAAAGTTTTGTTCAATATGTTTTAAATCCAGAAGGTTTAGAAAAATATGCTCCGAGACTTTATACTTGGGTTGAGGAGACTGTAGACAATGCCCTTAAAATAGTAGGAAAATTATGAATTTAGAAGAAGCACTTGCCTTGTCAAAAAAATTCCCAAAAGACAAGACAGTGCCAAAACAGATTGCTGATGAAATACGCAAAAGCAGCGGTCAAAAAAAAGAGGATCTTATGCAAATAGGTGAAGGAATAATATTGCAGTGTCGGACTAGAGAAGATCGGAGACTTGTCATGGAACATTTAATGGTGATGTAATGCCACTTAAGAAAGGCAAATCACAAAAGACTATCTCTGGCAACATACGTTTGCTGATGAAAGAGGGCAAGACATTAAAACAAGCTCAAGCAATAGCTTTATCAACTGCT